CGCCCCTTGCCACACGCTCCAGCTTTTCACCAAAAATCTTATGATGACTACCAGCTATGAATGAAGGCCAGACATGTCTTACAAAATGAAGAAAACTTGTCTGAAGCTCCTCTCGCTGATGCAACTCCTTGTACTTGTCTAAATGCTTGCCAAGAGACTCAAGCTCTGCATCAGTCAGAAACTCGGTAGCTATATCAAGGACATCATCCATTTACTACGCCGCTGGCATTAATGCCTTTAGAAAGTTATCCGCTGCTCTATCCAGATTAGAAGATACAGGTCCGCCCTGTTGAAGCTTCAGAGGAAAAGGCTGACTTAACATATTCTGGAAATTCAATGCGTTTGAGAACAATGGATTTATGCTGCCCGGACCCTGACCAGCTATTGGACTTCCATATCCAACCGGGCCTTGAAGCATCATGGGTCCAGTAGGACGAGTTGAAGAAACTACAGGTGAGATAGAGGACGTTGGCATAGGCTGCATATTCTGCATAGACAGGATAGAAACAGGAGGCGCAGATGCAGGAAAGTCCTCTAAACGAGTTGACGGAACAATAACATCCATAATTGGATCAGGCGCTGGATCTGATGGTGCTGGATCTGTAATTATGCCATCATCTATCACAGGATCTTGTGGATCAGGCACTGGATCAGCTACAATGTCAATGGGGCTAGGCCGACCTTGTAAAGCTGCAATATACTCTGCTCTATTAACTGCTTCTGGTAGTCCTATCATGTCTTGAGTTATTGAAGCAAGATCACTAGAACCAAGCTGCCTATTTTCCATAGTGTCTTGATTAGAACCTATATATATTCTTCGTAATTCTGGCTCTGCCACATTTAGATTCCCAACAGGCACACGATAAAAACTTTGTCTACCCCCATACTGAAATGGATTTGCATCACCATTATCCTCAAAAGACGGAATGCCCATTGGACCGGGCCTACCTGAACCGCCAAGAGCCTTTAAAATATCGGCCTCATCAGGAGTGATGTAAGATAACATATGATCCTGACCACTAATCTCAACGTTGCGAGGAGGTACAGGTCCACCATCCTCAAGTCTAAGAGGAGGACGCATGGCCTGTTGATTTAACATCTGTTGATACAAAGCAGCGTTACTAGCCACAGACGGAGCAGCCTGTCCAGCTATCGGGCTACCATACCCAACTGGTCCCTGAAGAGAATAACCCGGAAAGTTCGATCTTGGAGATGGAACAATAACTGGCGCAGCAGGAGGTGGAGGCTGTCCTGTGCCTATTCCGCCTATCTGATTAGGAACGTCGCTACCAGTATCTATCGGTGTACAAGCACCGTTCTTCATTATAAACCCATCTGGGCATGGATCTGTCGGAGATTTAACTTGTTGATCATCCGATTGCCCACCGCCAAGGTTGTCTTGACCTGTCATCCCAGTATATGCGCCGCGCTCTATAAGATCCTGTGTGGTTTGCGGTGGACCCATAAATAGGTTCTGAGCAAGAGTTGTAAGACCTCCTAATATTCCAAATGGTGGAGTTCCAACCTGACCAATAACTCGACCTGTTTGTGGATCAATCTCATACCCGTAAGGCTTCGATCCAATAAACTGTGCTATGTCCATTGAAAGTGGTTGATCTGCTTTTTGTTGCTCTGTCGGACCAGCTAGGTTTGTTGTAATCTGAGCGCCAGTCTGCGGGTTGGTGGCAAACTCTAAACCATAAGGCATGTCCGTTACTGGATCATAACCAATCCCTGCCCTAGCATCTGTTGCAGCAGGACCACGAGCGCCCATAGCAGCATTGGGATCATCTACAGCAGCATTTAGCGCATCAAGATCAATGCCATATACGTCTGCCAATTGATCCGCAGGTGTTGGTGAAAAGTCAGATACGACATTGGACGAAGGAGCGGAGGCAACAGGTGCCGTGGTTTGCAAATCAGCAATCATGTCAAAGTCATCTAAATTAGATACTGAAGGTAGACCCTGAGAAAAAATTCCTAAAAGTTGATCCGTTTCCTTTGATGTAGGAGCAGCAGCAGTAAAGCTAGTGACACCAGATCTAGGATTCCTAGAAAGACTTACGTTTGTCTGTGCAGGGGGTGAGTATTGAAAATTTTCTATCGCTAATAAATCTTGTGGTGATAAACCTAAAAGACCCTTTTTACTACTAGAAAGAGGATCAGTAACGGACGCAATGCCAGCAGGAGCGCCAAATGAGGCCTCTTGAGCCGCCGCCGCAGCCGCCGCCAAATTCTCCCTAGAACCCGGAACGCCAGCTAAAGCATCTAAGGCTCTATCTACAGTATCTTGATCAACACCTGTTTTGCCAAGATTACCACCAAATCTTCCTGATGGAGAACCGGGTGTGCCAATTGGAACTCCGCGTGAATCCGTGACAAAAGCATCTCGTATGGCTCTGTCTCTAGCGGCGGCCCTATCATCAGCCTCTTGACCAGCCTTTTCTGCGGCAGCAATATCTTCTAACGCATCGCTTATTTCATCTGCGTCAGAGTCACTATCATCACTAATGCCACCGCCAAAACTCCCTCCATAACTACCACCACTAGCACTGTCTGGACCCATATCCCCAGATGTATCGCCACCTACTGGGCCGTCCATATCGTCAGCCGGATCATCATCATCCGCGCCGGGTGAACCGCCAAAACCTCCCATACCCTCACCACCGTAACCTCCCGGAAACGCAGGAATACCCATAGGACCAGCCTCGCCAGATCCACCTAAAGCCATGAGAATATCAGCTTCATCTGGCGTAATGTACGACAACATGTGTGGCTGACCCTGAATGTCAGTATTGCGAGGCGGAACTGCACCGCCACCCTCAAAGCCATAGGTAGGACCACCGGGAAGGTCCAAAGGTTGAGACTCAATAATGCCGCCATTCATGTCACCACTATTAAAGCTACCGCCAAAGCCACCTCCGCCCATGCTACCGTTTGAACCATCACCCATAACAGTACTTTGAAGCTGCTCGGCAAACTGCGCCGCTTGCTGCTGTAAACTATTCAAAGAGGACACAATGCCGCCATCAGCAAAACGCTGCGGAGCAAATATGTCTATGTCCTGACCCATAGGCATGGGCATAGGAGGTTGCATCATGGGCATCATGGGGGGCTGCGCTATCGGCGCAGATGTCATTGGCATCATGCTCGTGCGCTGCTTCATAAATTGTTTGAATTGCTGCCGCTGATTAGGATTTGTGCGAATATCCAACGCCTGTGGCTGCGGCTGTGCTGGCGGCGGAGGTGCCATTGGCCCCATGAAACTTGTCATGCTCTAACCCTCTATGAAGAATACACGGGGCCAATGATAGTTTATTATTCAAACTTTGACAACAGATACTCTAACTCGGTCTTTGATTGCCTCAAAACCTTGTCTATATGAGCATCTGCACCCTCCATCCCATGCAGCGCATCACACAAACGAGCAACACGATCCTTGTCAAAGTTACTTAGGGTACCTGTCGGCATTACAACGTCACTCTCCTTGCTGCGCTCCATGTAACGCACAGATAATTCTATGGAACGTGGTATCTCCTGTTCACCACTCTCATAGTAACAATACATGCGATGACTAATACCTAAATCACGAGCCATCGACATCTGCGTTCTATCAAGGTATTTGCGTTTTTCTAGTAGATCATCTCCGTTCCACATGCTGTAGGAGTCTTTAGCTTTGTACATCCCCCACCTCCTCCAGCATACCAGCGTCAATCATGTCGGCTGTGAAACTGGAGATGTTGTCAAACCTGATAGGCTTACCACTCCAGTCGCATGCAGACCTCGCTGCCATACGCATGAATGTGTTGTCATTGTCATACTCCCACGGAAACACGCCTTTCCATGCCTCCAGAAACGCTTCAGCATTAGGAGCCTCAAACTCAATAGGATCCTCGCTGATCTTTAATAAATACTTAGGCATTTGCCCCTCCTTTGGTTGTTTCATATAACTTAGTGCAAAGATTGCAAACAATCAAGGAAAATATGATATAAAATTTTTTTTTAAAATTTTTTGGGAGTTGTTTGTGGGGAAGTTGGCGCGGCGTGTCGCCATGTCAAGATTTATTTTGTGGGGGGTGCCATACCGTCCCCCATCCCGAATTTGTCATTTGCAAAATGTCTATAGGGTACCTTAGATGCAAACATTGCGTTAATCGCCCATAGAGCCGCGCCTATGCCGTACAATTGTTCGGGTACTGGTAACCTACCGCAAAAAAAAGGAGGCGCTCATAGCGCCTCCAGTCGCGGTTTTGTGTAACGCGCTAGTTTAGCGCGTTACGTCTACTGTTTAGATATTCAAATGTTTGATCGTCTAATCCTGCGAATATTGAAGCAATGCCTAGACGGTTTTCGGGAAGCAATGCGGCTTCGCCTTCAATGGTGCGAGTGACAGATTGTATAGCCTCATATCCATTAAGGTCATGATTGCCTTGGCTAGTGCCATAGCTATGACCATAGGCTTGCTGATTGTGGCAAATGATAGCGTCGTCGCCATGTTGGGAACGCATTTCTGAAACCCTAGCGCGAATGGTGCTGGGATCCCATCCTGTTATATTGGATATTTCAGAAACAGTCGCACCGCCATCGCGCCGGATTGTTTCCCACATAATGCCAATGCGAGAGCCGTTGCGATATGGCTGTTCTGGTGTAGATGTTTCAACAGTGCGGCTAGCAGTGTAGTCAATGCGGTTAGCGTCGCTATGTCTAAACATGGCGTCAATAAGCAAGCACCATGCCTCTAACTTGGCAATCTCTAGCGTTGCTTGGTGTTGTCTAAACTCAATAGTGCCAACACGCGCCCAAGTATCAAGAGACACGCTTGCAAATTTGCGTCCTAATATTTGGTTCAATTCATTGGCGCTAGTCGCGTTGTTAAATTCGTTTTGATTGCGTCCACTGTCACCAATGCGGCGGATAGAATGGCAGAACCTAGCTTGGCAACCATTCTCGCGCCTAGATGGTGCAAGCAATAGGTCAACATCGTTTTGCTGATTGGCATATCTGATAAGAACGTCTTTCACCAATGCCATTGGCATAACATCATGGCATTGATCATCAACAGGCACAAAATAGCCGTTGCGTGATGCCATGGTGCCTTTAGAGTGCGTCCAATAATAGGCAGGTGATATATCTTTCACGGCACGATTGCCAATGTGAACATGTAAACCGCATCCCTTTTTTGATACCTTGCCACCATTGGTTTCAATAAACTGCATAACCGCGTTTATATCTTCCAATGCGCCACCTGCGCCATGTGCTGGCATTGGTGGGAATACAATTTCAACGTCTACATTAGCAGAACCGTCATATTTTACTTGTATCCAATCAAAACCGGCATCGGTCAAAAGAGTGCGCCATTGGTCAACAGAGCGATATAAACCGCGCTTATTGTGAAACTCTAACTCAATGCCAGCAGTTAAAAAGCTTGTGTTTGTTAAGTAAGTCATTGTTTTCATTACCTTTTTTCTGTTTTTGTAGGCTCGGCAACCCCAAGCCCTTGAATACACATTATAGCAATCATTGCGATAATCAAGAAAAAAAGAACAATTGTTCGTATTTTTTTTATTATTGATCGGGAGGGCGGGTGCATGTGCGCGTGAAAGAAAGGGGGAACGGTTACTGGCAGCGGCAGCTAACCCCGACCCCGAAGCCCGAAGCCCGACCCGAAGCCCGATTCACTAATGTTCCCCGGCTGGTCCCAGTCAAACCCGAACAATTGTTCTGGTTATTACCAGTGCTGCCCGGGACTGGGCAAAAAAAAATGGGCCGCAGCACCCGGCCACGGCCCAGAATAACCCGAACAATTTACATCCATGAAGCATACCCCCACCCCCCGCGATCCTCAAAGTGAGCGTTATCCCTCGCGTTGTATAGCTCGGAAGTATCCAAAGAGAAGTCCCGATACCCGTTCAGGATAGTATCGAAGTAATAGCTGCTGGGGCTATGTATCCCCGATTGATTCATCCGATAGGTTAGCATCCCGTTGATCTCCACCTTACGATAGAGTCCCGAACTTACGCCTTCATACCGATCAAGCGCCGCTTCATCTGATTCTTCAATGCTCCAGATCCCAACAGGCAAAAGATCTTGTTCGTCACCGTGTTCTATGTCAGCCACACCCCGAAAGACTAGCCTCCAATTCGGAAAGTACGCAGACCCCAAAGCCTTGGCTGTGGGGCTACGCAATGCCATCTGGCTCTTGTTCAAGTTAGAGCCATAGGCGAAATATAGTTTACTCATTTATCTACCTCCATTCATTAACAACCTGTTCGCCTACGATATAAGCGTACATGTTCACCAGCTTTTCAGGGCTAGACAGATCAGTTGTTACCTCACCAAAGTTGTCTTGTTCGTATTCTTTGATGGTGTTGATTATTTCAAAAACCTTGTCACCCATCCACTCAATCGCTTTGTGCGTTCCAATAATGTAGTAATCCATATTGAATGCGTGGTGGTGCCAATCGTCCTTGTTATCTTTTAGCCACTCAGCGTCCTGCTCTTTCATCCAGTCAACAAAGTGTTCTTTGATTTCTTCATACTTGTAATACATGGCTTTTTCCCTCCTTCTGTACTTATATATATAGCAATCATTGCAACACTAGTCAACAACAAAAAGCACAAAAAAATAAAAAAGTATCATTTGGTACAAAACCGCTGACAACTGGGACCGGGAAGACAACACGAACAATTGTACTGGTTACTGGGGACTTGCCGGGGGCAGCAGGAACTGGGTGCCGAGGGCGTTCAACTAGATCTAGGAGAAGTCGCCAGGGACCAGTACCCCGATCCCGAACAATTGTACGCATTTTACCAGTCCCGACGAAAAAACCCCGGCAGCACGGGGCCACCGAGGAGTCTCTTCTAAGGGAGGAGGCTATAAGATGACCCCGATTTAGCCCCGATGTCAAGCCCGATCCCGATGAATCCCGATCCCGATGCCCCGATCAGCAGCCCGATGACCCCGAACCCGAACAATTCTACTGGTATAGGCCCGAAAAAGCCCGATGGTCGCCGCCCCCTCCCCCCGCACGGGGTGTTTTATGGGAACATCTGGGTTATCCGCTATCTTTCACTATATCTTGTGGGTCATGCTCAATAATACCCATATCTGGTGTTACATTTACCATACGAGACTCAGCCAATCGCTTATATTCAGCCAATTTGTTCGCAATATCCTGCTTTGTGTTCGCTGTGATCTCCTCTTTGACAACGTGCTGCTTGTTGATTAGTAGTCCCGCAGCCTTCAGCCGCAGTTCCTCTGCTCTCAACGCATCGCTGAATTTGCCCATTTCCCACGCCTGATCCCGAATCTTTTTTAGATCCCGAATAGATTTATCGATTGTTACCCCGAAACGAGCCTGTGTCTCCAGTCTCATCTCTTGTAGGCGTTCCGCTACGACC